ATCAATGGTGCCAGGGCCGGACAGGCGGGCACCGGAAACGGCTCGCGTGGATCCGCCGGGGATGATCACGAACTTCGACTCACCAGCCGTAGGGGTCCAGTCACGACGAACAGCAACAGTGTCCCAACGCGTCCCAGAAGCAGACGGAGGAAACTGCAAAGTCTCATTCACCGACGTCTGATCAGTGACGCCGCAACCGAAGCCCGTGCCAGCAGTGATAGAGACCGTTCGGGTAGCGCCGGCGACGATACTAACCTTCCAGTCATTCGCACCGGACACCCCATACCGGGACGCGCCAATCGATGCGGTCGAGTGAGCCAACGCCCACGCGTCCTCGTTGTACGGTTTCGCCGGCGTGGTGTCATAGCCGCGGGATGTGAATTCCACTGGCATCAGAGACGCTCCTGGTTCCGCTGCCGCTTAGAAACGGCCGCAAGTCGCTGCGCCATGATCCGCGCAGGCTGGTTAGTGATTTCTCCGATGGAGGGTTCAATCAGGGCATAATCCTTGGACTTCCACGTCAGCTTGACCTCACGAATTGTTTCCGTGATGACCAGCCCGTTACCGATGTCCACCGGCACGCGATCACCCACATGGAAACCGTTCGTCCCGCCGTACTGGAAGATCCCAGTGCCAGCGAGGTCGAGTGACAGGCCGTTCTTGGGTCCGTTCTCATCCAGGGTTTCCCGTCCACGCGCATCCAACACCGAATCAGTGTTGTCGTCGCGGGCATCTCGGAACGTCTCGCCGATCATGCCGTACTGATCCTCACGGGCGGTGTCGATGAGTTGCCGGAACTTCCGCGCCGTGCCCTCGCCCTGCCCGGCCACAACAACGCGGGATGATGTGGGGCGGGTGCGGGTCCACTTCGCCGTCTTCAACGTGCGGCCCTTCACCGACAACTTCCGAGGGAACAACTGCGGCTCATACACGTCCAGCACAAGGCTGCCGGGGACACTAGGCCCACCACCAACCTGCCGAACCTGCACACCAATCCCCGCCACCTCAAGCGCCGGGAACATCTGGTCCATGAGCGGGTGCATCCTCAGCGGCACACCACCCGGCACCACGGCGCCACGGTTGCTATTTGTCGCCACCGTCAGGCCCGGAACAGCGAGACGGTTCACGCCGTTCTCAGTGACCGCCGTCTTGATGATCGACTCAGCGTTCCCCGTGTACGTCCGATACTCCGCAGTCTGGCCAGTCAGCGGCGAACCAGGAACCGGCCAGCCAAGGATGTCCCGCAAAACCCGGAAATCATCCTCAACCGTGAACGTCACTCGCCCGTCCACGCCGTTCGACTCGCCCTCTTCAGCAGTGATCGGCCCAGAGATAAGGTGCTCATTCTTGAACGTCACCTTCAACCGGGTGCCATCAGCCATGAGCTCGCCCAGCTTCGGATGCGACAACGGGACAGTCATGCTCAACGTCCCCATCAGGTTGTGCCGCACAATCGCGGACAACGCGGACGGGTTGCCTATCTGGCATCGGAACAGACGGTCCTTGTCGTACACGCCAATCCGGAAGGCATTCACCAAGCCCTCCTATAGAGCGAGGGCAACAGTGCTTCCACAGCGCCAGTACCAGCAAGAGACAAGGACAAGGGAACGCTCGCCCCGGGCGGGATCGGCGCAAAGTCTGCCTCACCAAGATCTGCCGAACGATCAACCGGGTTCACCATGTCAACGCCAATTACTCGCTCGGACGGCTTGCTCGGCGCGCCCGGGACGATGTCATACATGGTCGCCCCGATAAGATCCGGCTCGGACTCGATCACCAGGCATTTCCACGCCGGAACATCGAACGGAACCTCGACAACCAGCCCGTTCACGCCCACCGCGGCCGTTGTGGCTTCACCGTCAATGAACCAGCGGGCGTACGATTCAACATCTCCACGGTTTTCAAGGGTCGCGTCCTTAATGTCCGCGCCAGAACCTATATTGAAGAGGTGTGGCCCGTTCGGCTCGTAGAACGGCTTGTACTCCTTGTTCCCCCACGACTGGACAACGGGGTCACCCTCCCAGTACGGATGCTCGGCGACGAACTTGAGTCCGTAAGACTGCCACCCGTACTTCATTGGGTCATACGTAAAGGTGTGGTCCCCGTCGTCACGGAACCGAATCCTCAAACGACGAGTGGTGCTGTCCGGAAGGTAAACCTCCCAAACGCCCGTGTCATCGGGGTCCATGCCCGCCCAGAAAGCGCGGTCGCGTTTCATCCACGTCACAGACCCGGACTCTTCGTCCAGGCGCCCATCAGAGAAGATATGGATCGGCCAGAACACCTCACGGTCAAGAACCGATGTCCCCTCATGCCTGGACCCAGCAACCGCCGGTGACGACGTCGAATGCCGCTCCGTAGAGACAGTGCCCATGCCCCGGACGCCCGGCATCAGGAACATTCCCGATGCCGGGCTAGTCAACGGCCACGTCACACCCTTAGCCGTCCATGTCATCCGCAAGCGAGTCCAAGGACTAGCTGCAGGCGCCGGCGGCCGGTAAGGAATCGCATAACTGATACCCATGAGACTCCTTACTTAAACCGGGAAGAGGGCAAGCGCATCACGCTGCTCCGTTTGCAGAACACGGGCCAGCTCGTGCTCATCACGGACATGGATCGTGCCGTAATTGTTGAACCCGCCCGGCCCCTGAGCCTGCTGCATCGCCCGGTACGCCGTATCCCACTGCTTGTCATTCAGGATGTATTCCGGCTTCCGGGTCGCGTTCATGATCTGCGACAGCCCAGGATTCAAGATCCCGCCGTTGTCATGCAGGTACGGCAGCCCAGTCGAACCCATGCCGTTATCCGTGCCGCCCTTCCCCATGAGGAAGTCCGACACAGTGTTCAGCAGCTTGCCGCCAACACCGATAGCCACATCAGCGAACATGCCACCCTGGGGGAACGCGCCCTTGAACATGGACACAAGACCGTCGATGATCCCAGCCAGCGGATTGAAACCCCCACCGCTGCCAGCTTCACCGCCGCCGTCCAAATACTCGGCAGGGTTGGTGTAGTTCGGCCAACCACCGTTCAGCACCATGTAATGCAAGTGCGGGCCCGTGGAATTGCCGGTCGAACCAACCTCACCGATCTTGGAACCGGCCGTGACCATCTGGCCCATCTTCACCGCGAACGATGAAAGGTGCGCGTACCAGGTCTGCAACCCGTTCGGGTGATCAATGTGGATCTCGTTACCGCCGCCATACGACGACCAGCCAGCGGACGACACGCGGCCTGGGCCGGCAGCCACAATGGGCGAGCCAGTAGGGGCCGCGAAGTCAATACCGTTGTGACCGCCATGGAACGGCTGCGAGATGGTTGCGTTACCGATAGGACGGACAAGGCCGCCCTTCGCGTAACCAGCAAGAGCCTTAGCCATCGCGTACAGGTTCCCCACGCCAGCACGAGCTGTCTGCTCTTTGGTGAACACGAACTCACCAGCGTGCACAACGCCCGCCGGCTGGTACTTGCCACCGTCACCTGTGTAACCGCCATCAGCGAACCCGGCAGGCAAAGCCACACGCGGCAGCTTTTGGATCGACTTACCCGAAGGGTCAAGCGTTCCCGCGATGCCATTGAAAGCACCGATCAGGCCATCATTAATGACCGTATCGATCACGAACCTGACTGGCGCCTTCGCGATGTCCTGGATGGTGTCCCAGACCTTCTTGATCGCGGCAACACCGGTCTCGAACGCCTTCGGGATTTCCTCGTTTATTGCCTTGGTGAGGAAGTCGAACACCGGTTTTATGACCGTGTCCCAGACCCACTTAATCGCAGCGCCGATGTTGTCAAAGACCGGCTTGATCGCGTTCGTGTAGAGCCAGTTCAACGCGTTAGGGATGATCACCGTGAAGATGTTCACCCAGACGTCAAAGACAGGCTTCAACACGTTCAGCCACACCCAATTGACTGCGGACCCGATAGCGTCAAAGACTGGCTTGATAGCGTTCAAGTACAACCAGTTCAGCGCGTCAGGGATGACCTTCGTGAAGAACCAAACCCACGAATCGAAGGTCGGCTTCAGCACGTTGTTCCACAGCCATGTAGCCGCTGTGCCAATCAAGTCGAAAACAGGCTTGATCACGTTGTTGTAGAGCCACGTAAAAGCGGTGGCAAGCACATCATGAACGAACGTCACGACAGCGTTGAAAATCGCTACTGCCGCATTCCACCAACCCGAAATGGTGTTTCCGATCCCCACAAACGCCTCAACCATGCGGTCCCAGAAGAACTGGAACATCGGCACGACAATGTTCGCGATGACGAAAGTGACGAGCTGGAAAATGCCGCGGAAAAACAGGTAGAACCCGCCGATGATCACAGCAGCCGAGTCAAAAACAGGCTTCAGCACGTTCAGGTACAGCCAATTGAAAATGGCGCCCACAACGTTCACCGCTGCGCTGATACCGTCAAAGACAGGCTTGATCACCGAGTTGAAAACCCAGGCAATGACCGCGGCGATACCATCAAACGCTGGCTTGATAACACCAGTCCACAGCCAGTTGAAGAACCCGCCAATGGCCTGAATAGCCGCATCCCAAGCAGGGAGCGCCGTACCAGTGAACCAATCCACAACGCCACGGATGACGTCCTGAACCCAGTTGAAAACATTCGCGACAACGTCGCCGATCCAGCGCATCGCCGCATCAACGCCGTCCTTGAACCAGCCCACGTTGTTGTATGCCCAAACAAAGGCAGCCACAACAGCAGCAATAATGCCGATGATCCAGCCAACAGGGCCCATCGCGATCAGCCAGCCGGCAGCGATCTTCACAGCCTGAATCGTGGCCTGAGTACCAGCCAAGACCCAGCCGGCAACAATCACACCAAGGCCCCACAACTGCACATACGTGGACTTGACCGCCGCACCCTGAGCCATGAACCACGCAAGCTTCTGCTGTACCGCGGACTTCACAGCCTCAATACCGAGCGTCACCCAGTGCGGGATAAGCGCGGCAACCAGAAGCCCGGTAATAATGGTGATCGGCTCGCGCATGTCCCAAAGGAACTTCGCGACGTCCGCCCCACCGTCCATGACCTTCTTCAAGGCGTCTGGGATCTTCAACACGGTCTCCCGTACGGTGAAGAGGAAGTCCACAAACCGGGAATCCTCTTCCCACCCGAACGTCCGCCGGAGCATGCCCGTGTAATCGCCCTTGACCAGCAGATCGTAAAGACCAATGGCACCCTCGCGGACCCTGAAAAGGAAATCCACGAAAGGCGAATCTTCCTCCCACCCGAAAGCGGCGGTCAGCTTGCCGGTGAAGTCACCCTTGACGATCAGGTCATAAAGCCCCTGCGCGCCCGTGAGCGCCTTATCCAGGAACTCACCAACTGCCGCACCAGCAACCTTGGCGCCCTCTTCAAGCGGCTTCAGCCACTCGATGGCACCGGCGAAAAAGTCTCGGATCCTCGGGTAAACACCAGACAGCAGGCTTGCCCCGATGCGGCCCAGAGAAGCGATGGTGTTCTTGAAAGCACCACGCAGCGTCTCGCCCGACTTAAGCGCAGCCCCGCCAAGTCCGCTCTCCATGGCCTTCTGGAAGGTCTCAAAATTGATCTTGCCCTCAGAGGCAAGGTTCAGGGTTTCTTCAGCAGTAGTGCCGAGCTCCTTGCCAAGCAACTGCACAATGGGGATTCCAGCGTCGTTGAGCTGGGCAATGACGTCGCCTTGGATCTTGTTCGATGAGGCGACCTTGTTGAAGATCGCGCCCATCTCACCCATGCCAACACCGGCGATAGTTGCAGCGTCACCGGTCAGGCGCAGCGTCTTCTCAAGGTCCTTGCCAGGCTTCACCCCGGCAGCAACAGCGCCGGCGGCCACAGACGCGGCCTCATCCAAGCCGAAAGCTGTACCTTTCACCGAGGCCATGGCGTCATTCATGATGCCCTGCACGGTCTCAGCAGAGTGCCCCAGACCAGTCAGCTTCGCCTTGGCGTCCTCAATGGACTGCAACCGCCCGAAACCCTTAGTTAGCGCCACCCCGAGACCAGCCACAGCGGCCGTGCCAACAGCAACAGCGCCCCACTTGAACGCCTTGCCCATGGCATCGCCAAGCCGACTGGTCTTCTTCTCAGTGACGTCAGACGCATCACCGACGTTCTTCAGCTTCTTCTCAAGCTCACCAGAAGCGGTTGATGCTTTGCCTTGGGCAGCCTCAAGATCAGCGGTAGCCCTAGCCAGATTCCGCTCAGCCGTCTGCCGGTCACCAGTGGACTTAGCAGCCTTCCGGCGCGCCTCATCCAGCCGCTCTTCAGCGGCCGCGATCTGCGAGGCCTTAGCCTTCCCAGAATCCCGAACTTCCTGAAGCCGCAACTCAGCTACACGGACAGCACCCAGCGCCTTAGTCTCGGCCTCCGTAGAAGCAACAATTTTCGACTGAGCCGCGGTAATCTGCGCCTGTGACTTCGAGATAACTTGATTGAGCTGGCTGACTTCAGCCTTCAGCTTGGCCGTAGCCTCGGAGAAGCCCCTGCCCATGTTGGCGCCGGCCGACCTCCCAGCGGAGACCCCAACCCCGTCCATGACCTTGGAAACTTCTGCCTGGGTCCCCTTGAACGTGGGCTTGACCAGAACTTCAGCTACGCCGATGACGGGCACGGGGCCTCCTATTGAGTTGTCACAGGTCCTCCGCGGAGAAACCAAACTGGCCGGCGAACTGCACAGCCCATGCACGCTCAGCAGCCTTCATGGCCGCTTGAATCTCTGTCTTGGGGGTCGGGAACGGCTTCACGTCGCCCGGGTTCCCGCCGTTGACCTTGATGAGGATCGCCCCAAGCCGGTCCAGCTTCGTGGCAATGTCGCCGAGCATGGTTGCGTGGAGATCCCATTCAGCGGTGCGCGGCGCCCACGGTTCGCTCTCCCTGCCTTGACTGGCAGCCGCTATGGCTTTCGCGGCTTCTGGGTCATTCGCTATCGCCTCATTGAGCCGGCTAGCGGCGGGCAGCATGTCGATTAGCTCGAGCAACGCCACCCACCGCTTGCCCGCAAACCATTCCGCAAGATCAACGCCTGGGTACTCGTGTGCGAGGTCAGCGCGGATCTGCGGACGGTAGCGGGTTAGGAGCTCGCAGAGGCGCGCCCTTCCCCCGGCTTCCCAACCGTCTGCTCGTAGTAGTCCATGACCCGCTGAATCAGGGCAGCATGAACCCGCAGCGGGATCTTCTCAGCCTTGTACGCCTCGAAGTCCTTCTCTGACAACCACTTCTCAAGGAAGCTGAAGTCGTTTTGGCCGGTCTCTTCAAGGTCCTTGAAGAACTCACTCGCGTCATCGGCGGGCATGTCGAAGAGATCCGGGAACGTGATGCGCTTGCCGCCAGAGAGTGCGAGCACGAACGCTTCCGGTTTCGAAACCTCAGCTTCAAGAGCCGAGAGGGACAGGTGAATGGTGGGCTTGTCATTAGCCATGGTGTTACCTCCGGGTGGTGGTGGTTTGGTTACTTGCTGGGAGCGGGGGCGGGCTTGGCCGCGTCAGATTCCTTCACAGCAGCCGTCTTGGCTTTCTGCTCTGTGAAGCCACGGGAACGAAGCTCAGCAGCTTCAAGGGGAACGGATGTTTCAACGGCGGTCTGGCCGTCCTTGGAAATGAATCGGGGCATGATCTATCCCTTTCGCGAATGGGGCGGGTGGTTAGAGAGGTTTGAAGCGGGCCTCGCCACTACCACCCGGAAAAGTGGCGAGGCCCGCGGTCTGTGGGTTACGGAGTGGCTGCGGTGAAGCCCAAAGTGGCCTTCGCCTTCAGCGCGCCGGTGCCGCCCATGAAGTGACGCAGAGGAACGCCGGTCTCGGCATCCGTGAGCACCTTCATCGTGATCGGCGTGGTCAGCGGGTCAGAGCTCGCCCACTTCTGGCTGTCAGTGCCAGAAAGCTTCACAGCTCCGTAAGCGCGGCCAAGGAGCCACTGATTATCAGCCGGACCATCAGCACCAAGCACGAGGGCCTGGTACTCCTGGTTGACCGGCATCTCCGGTTCATCGAAGACAACCTCTCCGGTCGTCTGGTTCTGGGTGACAGCTTCCAAGTCAGTGCCCAAGGAGAGCTCCAACATGTGCCGGCGGCCATGTTCGAGGCCCGTGAATGTCAGCGAGCGGGCAACCTCGGTCACGTCCGTCCGCTGAGCGCTGCTATAGCCGAACGCTTGGACGTCCTCTTCGGAAATGTCACGCCCGAACTCGATGCCATCAGGCGTGATCATCCCAACAGGGAGCCACCCCTCGGCCTTGAAATCAACGAGGCCGCCACCAGCGGCGAACAGTGTAGTGGGCAGCGCCTCCGTGGAAACGCGGAGCATGATAATGGCCTTCTGAATCTTTCGGATCAGTGTCCGGTCATCAGATTCCTGGCGGAGTGTGTCAAAAGTTGGCATGGCAATGAACCCCTTTCAAGGGCAATGTGAATTGTGTGTCCCCAGTAGGGGCTATAGAGGGCGGGACGTGACCGTGAAAGTCGCTGTCGCCTTGTTCAGCGTGTCCGAGGCATAGGGGATGTCCTCGGCGACCTGATCAGATTTGATGCTGTCTAGGTAGCCGTGAGGGGTCTCGATGTCAGTGCCGCAGATGAAAGCCTTGACGGACTCCAAAGTGTTCACCGCTTGCGTGCCTGGCGCGTAGCATTCCAGCGTCACCCGGTCCACGCGATCAATGAACCCTTCCGTGCCACCATTCGTGAACACCAACACCAGCGGGAAAGGGCCCTCAAGGGCGCCATACTTATCGGCCGGCAAATGCCACACCATCCGGACTGTTTCGTCCAAATGCTCAGTACCATCAACAAGATCCGTCAAGCACTCACGAACATCCGGGAAAACAAGACCATCAATCACCGGCCCACCGCCTTCATGGACGCCATCACACGGAGCAGAATCGAATCACGAGCATCCCTGTAATCCGGGTCAGTCTCCCGAACCACAGCGCCAGCACGCTTCTCGTTCTTCCAACCCACAGTGACAGTCGCCGGCGCCGCCTCATACTTGCCGCGGCCAACAGCCTCAGCATTACCAGCAAGCCGCTTAGCAGCATCCAACGCGGCGGCCGCAACCTTCGAATTGGAACCAAGTTCACTCAAACCCGAATCATCAGCCGAATAGCTCTTAGAACCACGCATCTTCCGGAGCGCCATCAGGACCTCACCAACCCAACCTCAACACCAAGAGGCCACTCACCCGGCAAACCATCAACAGACCACTCACCAGCCATCAGCGCACCAACAGGGACACGCACTCGATCCTTAGGGAGGAAGCTAAAGCTAGGGTCGGGGTCCCGGTACAGGACAGCGGTACTTGAGATAAGGTCAGCGCGGTCAGTCGGTTCCGACGTCGCACGCGCCGCAATGATGCAGCCCCCAACAGGGATCTCACTTACTGGCAAAGGATTGCCCTTAGCATCACGGCCGCCACCGCGGAGTACAGTAACGCCCGTCAGCCAAAACGTTGGGAAGCTGCTCACAATTCCCACGTCATGCCCCCCATTCAAGCTTGTACGGCGCCAAGGTGTCCTTTTCGGACTGCAGTAGAGGCAGACTGATCGGCGCGCCGCCTACGGTTCCGTAAGTAACGCCCATCGGCCCTGCATTCTGGCGGATCACATTGCCAGGAGATGACACTGCCCTCTCTGCCACTGTGGCGATGACGCCGGCGACATCGGGGGCCGACTCGAAGCCGTGTTCAATCGTGATGCGGATGCCCTTGTTGCGTGTGCTCCAGCGTCCGCTGCGGAGTGTGAGGATGCCCTTTTCTGAGTCATCGACGTCAGCAAGGACATCCACCCCGTCATTGGTGCACAAGGTGAGAGTGACTACCTTGCCGGACGGGATGAGGAGGTGCTTACCTCCGGGACCGTCCAGGATGAGTTCCTGCGTGATGACAGGCGTGATGTGCCATTCGCAGTACCGGCGCACTTCAGCGGTTGCTGCGTCCAGCCAGAATTGCGGGTCCTTGGGAAGGGAGCCGTTATTCAGCTCCACGATTGCGGGGATGGACATGCGGCTCCCTTCCTTTCAGAGGCGCTACTTGGCGGGCGGAGCGGCCGCCTTGTTGGCCGGCTGCTTCGCCTTCTCAGCTTCAGCTGCCTTGGCGGCATCGTCAGCTTCCTTCTTCGCAGCTGCGGCAGATGCTGCATCAGCCTGGGCTTTTGCATCTTCAGCCGCCTTGGCATCGGCATCTGCTTTGGCCTTCTCTGCGGCAGCGGCGTCCGTTTCCGGCTTTGCAGCTGCCTTTTCCTTGAGGAGTCCGCGGCGTTTTGCGTCGTCCTCGCGGTAGCGGATCCCGTCGATAACGATGATCTTCACCTCAGCCATGGCTTAGCCTCCCTGCACGGTGCCGCGGTGACCGAACACCAGGCGGGACGGCTTCCAGATGACCTGGGCGGCGCGCAGTTCAGCGCGTACGTAGGTCATGTTCCGCTGGGCGTAGTCCTTGTGCTGGTTGAAGGCCATGATGGACAGGCCTTCACGGTCCAGCAGAGCGACCTGCTTGAAGTCGCCCAGGAGGAAGGTGCCGGGTTCGATGCGCTCGGAAAGGATGCGCGGGCGGCCCCAGAGGGTGCCCGGGCCGATGCTGAACGGGCCCTGACCGAAGAACCGGCCATCGGCGTCCTGCATCAGGTCAATCTCTTCCTCGTCCTCGGGGTTCAGGAGGATCGCATCGACGCGGCCGCCGTTGAGGCGGGTGACCTTGGTGATGGACCGGCGGACGGCCTTCACGAGGTCGATAGCCCCGGCGCCGGTGAACTCCAGGTCCTGGATGCCGGTGGTGTTCAGGATGCCCTTGGGCTCTCCGGAAACACCAGAGCCGTTGAGGAGCTTGTCCTCAATAACGGAGTCCAGCGAGTATTTCAGTTCGCTGTTCATGTAGGTGCCGAATGCGGGGGCGTCGGCCAGCAGCTGGTTGGTGACGTCGTAGCCGTCAGCGTAGGTGTAGACCTTCGCGTCTGCCAGCTCGGTGGTGAGCTCCGAGACGGGCTTCAGGGCCGCAGCGTCGGTGCCAGATGTGGCTTCGGGGACGATCTTGGCGTTCCGGGTGACCGCAGTGACCTGAACGTACTCGAAGTTGCCGGCGGTCTCGCCGCGGCTGATGACGTCCAGCAGCGTGAGCTCGGGGCGGTCCACCTGGTCCACCATGGGCACGCGGATGTTCTGGATGCGGGCCTGGGGGGAGGTGAGCGCCTTGCGGTTCGAGAAGAAGTCCTTCATGGAACCGATGCGGACGCTGCCGATGTTGATCGGGGTGCCCTGGCCGGCGCCAGACGGGTTTTCCTTGCGGAACTGCTGGTATGGGGCGGACTTCATGAAGCGTTCGCCCAGCGGGACCTCGGAGAGGTCATCGGCGCCCTTCTCGGCAGTGCTGTCGGACTTGCCGAACTCCACGATGTCCTGCAGAGCCTTTTCGGACTTCGCGATGGACTCGATGCGGTTCTTCAGCTCAAGCGCCTCGGCGCCCTTCGCTTCGACGTCCGATGCTTCCTCAGTGGTGAGGTCACGGCTGGCGGCCTTTGCGCCGTCGATGGTTGCCTGCATCGCCTTCTGGAGGGCGAGCAGCTGTTCTTTCAGATTCACGATGAATCCTTTCTTGCCTGGTTAGAGGCTTTGAACTAACTGGTTGACCGCCAGTGCCTTGGCGTGCTGGTGCATCGTCGGCTCCTCGACCTTGGCCGGTGAAGGCTCCTCGGTCTTGGCGTCGGACGTTCCGTCTGCCTTCTCCTGATCGGTTTTGAGCACATCACCCAACGCTGCGTAGGCTGCGCGGGCTTCCTGCTCGTCATCAGCCGAGAGACCCCGGCCTGCTTTCACGCCAGCCACGACGGACTCAACTGCCGCCTTGACCGCGAGGATTTCGGTCTCCTGATTCGCGCCAACGGGCACGATGGAGATCTCATGGATGCGGAGTTTCCGCAGTTCGTAGTAAGAGCCGCCGTCCTCCGCTTTGCGGTCCACCCAGGCGCCTTCGATGACGTCATAGGCGAAGCTCATTTGCCGGACGCGCTTCTCTTTCAGGAGCTTGTGCGTCTGCTTGCCGGCGGCCGTTTCAAGATCCAACTGGCAGCCGGACCACAAGCCCCGGTCGTCTTCCTTCGCCTCGGCAGCGCCAAGGTTCATGAAGGGGTCATCCATGCGGTGGCGCCAGTACACAGGGATCGGCGCGCCGGCTGCAGCGTACTCCGCCAGGGACTCTTCGAAGGCGCCCTTCACAACCATGTCGCCGTAGCTGTCCACGTTGCCGAAGATGGAGGCGTAGGCCTCGAAGTACCCTTCCTGCTTGTCGTCAAGGGCTTTGATCTCGACGTCAACTGTCTTGGTCTTCACGCTTTGCCTCCTTCAGGTGTCGCGTCTCTGCTGAGTCGTTGAATCTGCGGGCGATGATGCCCGCGGGGGTAGGTTCAAGTCCTGATTTCACAAGGTCCTCAGTGAGTTCGCGGTCCCATCGGGCGCGGTCCCACCAATCGAGGACGCCGGCCGCCTTCTGCGAGGCGACGACTTGGTTTTGCCGGTCAGCGAACTTCACGAGGACTTGTTCGGCCGCCTTGCCATCCTGCGGGGAAGCCTGGCCGCCAATCAGGACGTTCAGCGGGGTGATCAGCTCATCTCCGCCCTCAATAGCCGCCATGTTCTGCTTGGCGCGGCCCTCATTGCGGGTCATCCACGGGGCCCCGATGGCGGTGGACATGACATCTGCCTGTTCCTCGAAGGAACCGCGGAGCTTGGACTCAATATTGGCCTCGATATAGAGGTCCTTACCGGGCTCAATCAGCGGAACAAGCGTCAGATTGAGCGTCTGCTGCCACGCATCGAAGTACGGTCCAAGGTTCGGGCCGTAAAGCATCTGCTTGAAGGCCTTGATGTTCGCGAACGTACCCTCACGAGCACCCACAAGCTCCGGCGCGACGTAGTAGGACGAACACACCTCAATGTCGGTCAGCCGACGTCCTTCCAAGTCCAGCGTGTCTCTGGGGCGGAACGCGTTGAGCTCTTGGGGTTTCATGCCGTCTTCAAGGATGGGAGTGCCGCCCTCTTTACCGCCGCCGCGGGTGAAGCCAGCCCAGGATCGCTTGAACCGCTCGAAAGCCGTGTCCGAGGACCACGGCTTCTCACGAAGCAAGACCATCGGCACGCGGGCGCCGTTCTCCCAGATGGAGCGACGGTAGGCCACAGCCTCCGTGTATTCATCCAAGATGTTCCGGAGGGTTTTCAGCGGAGATGTGCCGTTCGCGCCACGCTCGGCATATCCGACGTCAATGAGGTAGTCCTTCGGGTCCTTATCGACGGTCGTGCCGTCCGATGACGTGATGACGATCTTCTCAATGCGTCCGAGGAAGTCACTCTTGAACTTCACAAGCCGCGCCGGGATCCGCACCAGCTCAAAGCCGTCTTCGTGCTCAACGATCTGCGCGCACCAGCGGTCATGGATCAGCCCATCGATCAGGATCGACTCCCAGAATCGATAAGCCGTGACACCAGGAGAGCGCGTAGGCCGCTTCATGAGCTTCGCCAGCTTGCTATCCCTGTCACGGACGCGGTCCTGCTCGGTCTTGATCTCATAGACATGCAAGGGCGTTGATGCAAGGTGCCGGGCGATGAATCCCACAACTTTGCGCACTGCCGGCTGATTGGCCCAGACAGGCCCGTAACTCAGCACCTCAGTCCACTCAGTGAGCGGCATCCCAGGGTCCACAACCTCAACCCCGGACCCCGCCAAATGGTTACCCAAGCCATCAAGGGTCTCGAAAATGGCGGCCATCAGTTAGTCACCTGCACATAGCTGACTTTCGGCACCGGAACCAGAACGAAACCCGTAATAGCAACAGGGTTCGGGCCATCCAGTGACTCAGCTGCCGTCAAAGTGATGAAAGCCCGGGTAGCTGACTCAACAACACCACGCACGGTGGCCTCTGAGGTAGCAACAATGACGGTCTTCCCGGTCAGCAGCTTCAGCTCGCGCACGCAAGCTCCTTCCGGTTAGACGACCAAAAGGTCGTGATCTTCGTATGCGGACGATGTGTCCTCAGGCTCAGGGCCGTTTTCCAGCCCATACAGCGCGTAATTGGCGGACACGAGAGAGGCAATATCGACGACGGCAGCAACACGGTCCCAGACCTCCATGCTTCCGAGGGTCTTAGTCAGGCCACCACTGACAGCCATGTCCAAAACAGGCTGAGAACGGTGGAAAACAGTCCCAGCCTCAACATGGTCCTTAAACTGGCCCGCGGACGAGCCAAGTTCGGAGCCGCCGACCTGAAACACGGTCAACCCGAGCTCTTCCAAGGACTCAATGAACTCAATGGCAGGCGTGCCACGTGCCTGTAGCGCCACAAGCTTCGTTCCAGCCCTGTCAGCAACCTTCTTGGCCGCTGCAGGCACCCACAGCATGCCTGCGCGCTGCGCTACCGTCTCAACGTGCCTGTTCCCGTCCTCGCGATACCCCGCAACGGAGATATAGGACATTGAACGGTCAGACGCCGTGTCGATTCCAATGCAAATAGGCGACCCTGCCGCTATTTCGGACTCCAGGTCGCCTTGATTAGCCCACTCCAACGGATCAAGGTACGTATGCACAGCCGCTGTCACCCACTGACACAAGACCTCTGTCCGGAACACGAATTCAGGGTCCGTTTTGAGGTCCGAAAGGATGGTCTCCCACTCGATGGTGTAGCCAAGGGACGGGTTCGCCTGGGCGATAGCCTCAGGATCGTCCTTCTTGCACCCATCAGGGGCAGACCATTCAAACAAGCCAAGGGTCAGGTCATTGGTGTTGGCGTAATCCTCAACGGATTGGATGCCCGTCTCAACGTACTTGTCCCACTCGTTGACCGATTTGAGTGCAATGTCGCGGAGGTGGCGCAGCACAACAGACTTTGAATCGCCGGCGTTGGAAATGCCCCACAACTGCGAGTTGAAAATGGCGTTCATAGTCTTCGTAACCGATGACCAGGCGTCGAAGTTCTGCTGCTCACGGAGCTCATCCATCAGCACCCGGGCCGCGGACTTGCCACGGCCGCCCTTACGGTTCGCGGCCTTCACGCGGTACTTCGCACCCGACTTCAGCCGGATGGAGGTCTTGCCGTTGCCAATAGCTGGCCGTAACGTCTTGGACTGCAGCGTCGGGATGCCAGCTTCGTTCTCAGGGTCCGGATCGCAGTAAGCGTTCGTGCGGTCCCAGGCTTCCTGGGCGGTGTCAAGATCCTGAGCAGTACCCAAAATCAGGAAGTCTCGGGGCTTCAAACGCTCCGGGAAGGCTCCGGAATCGACGTACAGCCAGTACAGGCACAGCACCGTCAGGAGTGTCGTCTTGCCGTTCTGCCTGCCAACGAGGATGCAGAGCTTCCGGAAGCGGTAAGTGCCGTCCTTGTTCAGCTCCAGAGCGTGGATCAGGAGCCATTTCTGCCACGGGAACAACTCAAGGCCGAGGATCACACTCGCAAAGCGAATGACATCGAAGCCAAGGGAAGTTTTCGGAGTCAGCTTCCGGAGAGGCTTCGTGTACAGACGCGGAGTTTCCTTGCCCTTCAGATCACCCGGCGCGGCCCTTCTTTTTCCGGCTGAATTCTGCAAGCTCATCCTCCGGTTCGGGCGCAGGGGCAGCACCCTTGGATGCAGCCGCGCCGCGGGCGGCCGGCGTCAAGCCAAGAGCCTCGCAATACTTCAAGTAGGTAGGGATGGACACGTTATCCAGCGGGGGCGGCTTCACGTTATCCTCGCCAGCACGCTCCAAAACCATGTCCCGCAGATCATCCTCAGTGTCAATCTTCCGAGCCAGGTACTTCAGGGCAGCGATGGCACCCTTATCAGTCGTTGTCAGATGAGTTGCAGCAGCCAAAGCCTCAACAGTCGCCTCATAGATAGAGGTATCAGGCCCAATTGACAATTTCCCGTCTCCGATCTATCACGTGCGCGTGTGCGCGACCCCCTGCGGGGACTTGGGGAGAGAGGAAGACTGCAGGCGGGGAGGGCACCGCTTCTGGGGTCTCCCAAGAGTTGAACGCCCCTACCCCCTAGTTACAGCCACTCTCTGCTGAGAGTGCCTAGTCCGGGTGCTGGGGCTTTGTTGCCTCGCCTGCGGTTGCATTCAGCGTGTGATGCTCTGAAGTTCGCTGGGTCTTCTGCGTGCTCTGGGTGTGTGGACACTGGGTAGTAGTGGTCCAGTTCGAAGCGGGACGGGTCGTTGTCGTCAACCGGTTCGTAGTTGATGGCTTGTTTGCAGAGCCAGCAGCGGGCGTCAGCGTCTTTGCATTCACCCTTGAACTTGTTCTTCTGGACCTGCATGTTGCGGGTGGTCTTGTGATGCTGACTCAAATGCCTGGCCTCCTCGCGTTGGTGCCAGATGGTGGCAGGTGCACCTAACCACCACCCGGCGTTGCTGCGGTCTTACCCATCCGTCAGCTCTGGGGTGTGGTGATCTACTTTGCGAGGCCGCGTTTTCTATTGTTGGTCGGCGTGCGTTTCGATCAGCGGAAGATGCAGGGATCGAACCTGCGGGGCCTTTCAGCCGTACCTCTTTAGCAAAGAGGCTGCTCACCATTCGCTTATCTTCCAAGCCCCGCGTCTTGATCCGGTTCGCGGAACAGAGGTCGTGGGGTCCCTACTCGCATGGCCTGTGTGGCAGCGTGTCCACTGCTTCGATAGCGCCCATATGGCCTATCTGCCGCCATGCTTTCGTCGCGGAATGCACAGGAGTCGAACCTGCTGCCGTTTTACCGGCCACTGTTTTCAAGACAGCTTCCCACCGTTGGGGTACATTCCTTTGTGCCGGCGTCGTCACGACGAGCGGCGGTGCGCTTGACCCTGCGTGGGAGATGCTGACCTCCTGGGGGAAGAGGGCAAACAGGGCACAAAAAAGCCACCCTGTTATGAGAGTGGCTGAGGGTACACTTGTGACCCGGGATTTACCCTATCAGAGTTTTACGCGTCGATCACGCATTCTCTGTGCAACACGGAAGACTTCAAGCGGGAAGTAGATCTTCTGGGCTTTGTCAAAGGTTGGGACGTGGTCAAGCACGTACCTGAGATGACCAAGTTTGACCCAGTTTTTGAAGTCGTCAACCTTGATGATGATCTTTGTTTTTTCCCGGATGTAGTCCATTGCTTGTCGCGGTGGAACGGGGTCCACGTCGGCTTCTTCGATTCGTTGCCTGATGGCTTCGTGGTCGATGACTTCAGCTTCGTTACCCCAAACCAACTGTCGCGCTCGGGTTACCCACATGCGGGCCATATAGAGTGTGCGGCCTGCTTCGGGGTTGTCCATTGCTTCGGCGTGTGCCCGGCCCGGGAGTGTTGCCAGCCAGGCTCGAAGCAGGAGTGCGTCGAGGTTGACTGGTGGTTTGGATCCGGGGTGGCCGGAGCCATTCCCTTGCCCTGGCCCTTTGGTGACTGAGGTCATTGTGATCGGGCCGTCAAGAAGCTCGATGAGTGCTGTGACGTCCTCCAAGTACCCGTCGAGTTCAACGATGTGCTCTGTGCAGAGGTAAAGAGTTGTGAGGCGGCGGCAGTCCTCGGCGGTGCAGGATCCGGTCATTCAATTGCCTCCTTCCGGTCGGCGTCGTTGCAGGTGAACAGCTCGTTGCGCTTAGCTATGGCCGCTCCTTCGGCTTCCGCTAGGGTGTCGAAGGTTCCTACGTGGTACCGGCGCGAGTTGTGCCGTACCTCAACACGCCATTTCCCGTTTCTGGCGGGCATGACGCCTCTGATGCCTGTCTTGCTGTTTGCGTGGGCGCCGCCACGGTTCTCCATGTTCTGTTTCTGCGTGACAGCGCGGAGGTGTTCAGGGTTTACGCACTGACCCCTTCTGCAGATGTGGTCTATGACCATTTCTTGTGGGATCGGCCCGTATGCCAGTTCGTAGGAGAACCTGTGGACGCCAACTGGTTTGCCGTTGACTTTCATATTTCCGTGGCCTGTGGCTACCTTGGCTCCGGTCCATAGCCAGCAGTCCCCAGATTTATCAACCTTGGCCCAGAACCGCTCTTCGGCAGGCGGTTGCGGTATGCGCGGGCTGTACCCATTGAGAACACGCCGGTAGTGCGTGTCACATAGACCTCTTGCCTTGCGCTTTCGGCTGCAGCCTTCTGCGGTGCACTCGTGGCTCACTCTTGGCTCCTTTCGGTGGGTTGCATCCATGTGGTGGTGGTTTGGCCTTGTGGGTTGGACCATGCGCGGGAGTGGCAGCCTGGTGTGCCGTTGTGGTCGATGTCGCATGTGACGAGTTCGTAGTGTTTGTGGTCCCAGCCCCATGCGATGACTGATTGGCCCCAGTGTTGGCAGTCACCCACGTAGGGGCGGACTGGGGTGGGTCCATGGTCGTGGAACCATCTGACGTTGCCCTCGGTCGTGTCCTCGATATGCGGGGCGGTCACTATTCGCTCCAAGTGATCGGTTCCGACATCTCTACGTGACCAAGAGCTCCCCAGTCGGTCAGGTACTTCAGCCGCCTCTCAGCGGCCTGCTTGCTGAAGAAGTGGACCCTGCGGAGCGTGGGAACTGTCAGGAGTGGTTCGGATCCGTCCATGATTGTCACCCCGGGCTGCGGGTAGGCCCGGTAGTCGTCATCTTCGCCGTAGACGCGCTCGGTGAGATCTAGATCCTTCAGCCATTCCGGGACTGGTTCTGGCTCGGCGCTGGGATTGCTGAAGTTCTCAACCGCGGCCCAGTAGTCACGTGTGGGCTGACGGTCGAAGGGCAAGCCATCTGGGGTCGGGTAGCTGGTGACTGCGATCCGGTAGACGCGGTTCACGTTGCCTCCTTGGGTGTTTCGATGATGAGGATGAGTTGGGGGTTGCCTTTGCCGCCGTGTCGCATGTCTGGGCCGATGAGGCGGGTGTGGTCGTCGTCTGTGAGTAGGCCGGCGTCTACTAGGCCGTCAACACATGCCTTCGCCGTGGGATAAAGATTCCCTGGGTCGTAGCGGTTGCTGCGGGGTTTCCAGATGTGGGCGTAGATGTGGATGGGTGTTGTGAGTGGCCCGATACCCTCAGCGGCTTTGGTTGCTGCTTGTCGCCATGCTTTGGTGAGTTTGGCGGTTTGCATGCGGTGGAGGCGCTGGTTGGAGTTGATCCAGTCGGCGGGTGCTGGGATGTCTATGACGATGTGCCGTTTGCCGGTCATGGACGACTCCAAGTGGCGGTGATCGTGGTGGACTGGAAGCCTGCCTCGCGTGGGTCATTGGGGTCACCGCGTTGGGTGGTGACGGAGATGTCTGCCGATTCGGGAACGCTGTGGACGAACTCCTTGAGCTCGGCCAGTGCTACGCCTCGTTGGAAGCTGAGGGCGGCGGTGGAAGTGATACGTGGCTTGTCGGTCATGATTGCTCCTGTTCGGCGAGGATGAGTTCGTTGGGCCCGTACCAGAGCGGCGTGGTGCTGTTGAGTCCACTCACCCGGAATATGAGATCGTTGGGTCCGTCCGTTGACTTGTCGATGGTGGTCACGCGGCCCACAGTGTCCCAGTGGATGTCGAGTCGGTTGATCACGCGGACAGGGTCGCCGAGCTTGAATTTCATTTGCGGACCTCCAGGATGTTCTTTTCGGGGACGCGGTAGTCTCCGAAGTCGCCGTTGACGGTGACGGTGGTTTTGTTGACGCGGATGACTCTGTGCCAGCCGTAGTGGGTGCGGATGGCGCGGGCTGCTTGTAGGTCCTCGCGGGTGAACGGGACGGGCTTGGTGCGTTTGGCGTACTCGGCGGCTAGCTTTGATTGTTCGGCTTCCTTGGCTGCTTTGGTCTCGGCCAGTGCGTCATCGATGCTGCGTTCGGTGCTGGCTGCCCGGGCACGGTACGCGGATCTCGTGTCCCGCTTCATTTGGCAGCCTCTACTGGTTCGGTACAGTCCGGGCATTCGCTTTCTTTTCCTTGGACGCGAGTCACAGTGCGCCAGCCGCGTGCGTCTTCCGGCTCGCTGTGGTCATGATGTTCTGGCTCAGGGCCGTGCGGGTACGGCTTGATCAGTGAAGGGTCCACGCCATAGTGAACGGCTCGCTGATAGACCCATTCGCCAGATTCATCCATGCGCTTTTCGGCCCACTCCCAAGCTTCCTGGCCAGTGAGACCTTGGTGCATAGCGTCAGCCATGAGCGCTATCTGGCCAGCGTTCAGCATCCGCATTGTGCGTTCGTGAGTTGCTTCGGTCATGGTCTCGAACCAACTGGTGCCATCGACGTTGAACCCGATGGCACGGGCGTAGAGGTAGGGTAGTTCGACTTCTAAGGGTCGGACTTCCCATTCGCCTCCGTGCGGGTAGAGCTCGTGCGCGTAGCGGCGCTTCGTTCGGCGCGCTGCTTCTTCGGTCATTGCGTTCTCCTTGGGTATGGCTAAGCCCCAGCGTTTGCCGGGGCTTCGTGGTCTTCTGTGGGTGGGTCGTAATGGCGGCCGATCATGTCCTCTGGTCTGATGCCGGCCAGGAAGTCGGCCTTGCAGCATCGGCAGGCATGGGACGGCTCGCCAACATGGTCCGGGCAGGGTGGCGGCTTGGGCATAAGCTGCCGGGTTTCTGCTGGCCAGAAGCGTTGGTCGATGAGGAAAGCCCCGGGCGTCTCCACTTTTGGGTCACGGGCTGCGCTGACTGCAGCCGCCGTGATGTCCTGGAATGGGGCGGGGTGGTTTTGGTGGTTGGCCAGGAGTTTGAGCATGGCCGGGACAGACCATTTCGGTCTGAGCTGGTGTAGTAGGTTGGCCAGCGCTTTTGCTTGGCTCTCGGTGATCAAGGGCTGCTTCCTTCCTTCAATCAAATGTCCCGGCGGCTCGCGTAACTTACTGGACGATTGATTGAGAACTTTCACCCATCTCTCTAAGAGCCAGCCACAAACAAAAGGTGAGATAGGCGCTTAGGTGAGTAGCTATATAGGTGTTGGTGTTGGTGCTTATTTTTGGTTACACACTTGCTATCGGTTTGCTATAGCGTTTTATAAGCGGCCGCTTACAGTTCCGCTTATCCCGCTTATGCGTCATCGGGGACGCTGACACACAGTTCGCAGTCCTCTTTGAACACTCCACGGTCAACATGCCAGCGCTTATGGGATGACTCTTTGCCGCCCCTGGTGCCGCGTTCCCTCTTGTCTTGCCTGCGTTGCGCGATCTCCACTTTCGAGGGCTGGTGACTCAGATAGTCGTGAAGTTGGTACCCGCCCTCGATCTCTTCGACCAGCCCAGCAGCGATGAGTTCCTTGCCCGGTTTGATGCCGCGCATGTTCAGTTCGTGCTTGCTGAACTTCCCGTCACTGGTCGCTTCGTTGCAGTCCGCGATGAGCTCGACATGCAACCGGAACGCTTTATCAGACAGAGTGCGGATCTTGCGGTGCCGCGGATACTCATTCGTGAGCGTGAAGTACGGGCGGGTGTCCTTCGCCACGGCTACTCCTTTCTTTTGGGTGGGCTCATGATGCGAGTTCCCTCAGTTCCTGCTGGGTTTCTATGAGCTGCATGAGTTGTCCGCCGATGAACCTGGTGTAGGCGGGTGGGATTGCTTCGGCGATGGACTTGCGGTTCGAGGTCCAGTGGATGTCCATAGCGTCTTGCCATTGGGCGACTGTGCCCTTTCCTCCGCCTTCCCCATAGACCGCGAAGTAGGGGCCCTCGAACCATTCGCCGTGACGGTAGCCTGCCACGCGGCCGCGGTGTTTCTTGTGTGGTGTGGGGATGGCAGCCCAGCCGCTTAGTTCGAAGTAGCGGTGACGGATGACTTTGAGGCCGAACATTTCGCCGCAGAGAGTGAGGTCTCGGCGGAGGTCTGATCCTTGGACGTTCTCGATGATGGTTGGTTTGTCGAGTAGGGCTAGGAGCGCTCGGGTGGCGGGGATGAGGTTCAGGTATGAGTTGCCCTGGTTTGTGCCCTTGGTGAGCGTGCAGGATGCTTGGCATGGTGGGGATGCGTGGACGGCGTCGTATTCGTGGCCGTGCGCTGCGAGGTATGCCAACGCGTCGCCTTGGATGAAGTTTCCTGGGTAGTCCGGTTGCGGTTCAATGTCCACGCCGTCCACCTCGAACCCTGCCTCGATGTATCCATTGCCTGCCCCCCCTGCGCCGCAATAGAGGTCCAGGATTCTGGGTTTCATGCTGTTCTCCTTAGTGCGCCCCAGTGGTCTGTGCGGGCTAGGCGTAGGGTGCTCATGTGTTCGGCGCGTTGTTCTGGTGTCCATGCGCTGCCGGGGAAGTGGCGTTCGATGGTTTCGTGTGTGGTGTTGTGGGTGCGGCTGATTTCGGCGTGTGACCACCCGTCTTGGAGTGCAGTTGCGATGGCGGCGAGTTTTTCGGGGGTGAGCATGCGGGGGTGTGTGATGCCCAGTTCGGCGCGTACGTTGGAGATGCCTCGTACGCTGTAGCCGAGGTCGTGGGCGATTTGTTCGAGGCTTTGTCCGTTGAGTGTTCGGGTGCGGACTTCTTCGCGGTCTATGACTTTGTGGCGTCCGGTGCCTGGGCGTGGGGCGTTGCGGCGGTTTTTGGTGTAGTTGGGGAAGGCTTCGTTGGTGGCGTCGATGAGTCGTTGGTTGGTCATCGTTCTTCCTTGGGGTAGTTGAATGGGCGTTTTGGTGCGGTTGCGCGTTGTCGTTGGGCGCGCATGACGTTGCTGACGGCTTTGTTGCCTGTTGGGTCGCGGTGGGTGGTCATTGCGCGGTCGTTAGCGTCTTGGCGGCGGCGGGCGTCTACGTGGTGCTCGCATTTGCCCTGTGATCGGCATATTCCGTGAGCTCCCCGACAGAGGAAACAGCAGGGGTCATCCAGCAGCTTCGCCATCGGCGGCCGCCTTCGCGTTCTTGGTGACCCATGGCAGCCGAACGGATGTGTAGCCGCGAACCTCGGAGACGCTTGCGTATCCCTGTTCGATGATTCCCGCCTCAGCCAACGCGTCGAGCAGTCTCACGTACGCTGAGGTCGTCAACTGCTTGTCGATGTACAAGTGAAAGTGGCCGGGAGTCGAAGATGGGATCAAAGCGGCCGGCAGGTCGATGTCCAGAACTGGTCGGTGCATTCCGCTGTCGTCCAGGCTCAGGACGATGTGCGCCTTTGAAATGTCCTCTGCTGGGACATGCTCACCGTCGTAGGAGTCTTCCTTAGGGTCTTCCGGGTCCGGGATGGTCGCCAGCTTGTGGTCACGGACGAAAACGGGAATCTGTTCGATCAGTTCAGCACTCATGCGGCATCGGCTCGCTTGGTGATGTGCTGCTCGATGAGGTCGGGGCGGAAGCCCGACCAGTGCTCATCGCCTTCGATGGCGGAGACGTAGACGACTGGCGCTTGCAGGTAACCGAGTCCGCCGTCGGCAGTGTCACGGGTTATGAAGTCGCGGGCGGTGGGGTCTTCGGTGATGTCAACCTTGGTGTAGAAGATGTCGTCGCGGTCGAGCATCCGGAATGTTTGGGTGCACTGGACGCAGCTTGGCTTGGTGTAGACAACGACGGCGACGCCTTCGATGGCTTGGAGTTCTTGCGCGTGGTTCAACGGAGTCCTTTCGGGAGCGGCGCCCGGCCGGTAGTGTCCAGGCGCCGCGGGCATGAAAAAAGCCGCTCACTGGCGGCTTGGGTGGTCGAGCGGAAGTTACTGCTTGCCGCCTTGGAGGTCGAACTCAGGGATCAGACCCTCTGGCTTGAGGATGACCCTCGTGTGGTAGACGCTGACGTCGATGGGTTCGAGCTGTGTGGCGACGTAGAAGGTGTTGTCGGAGAGTCCGACGTAGTGCTTGCGGTAGTCGTTGGGTCCCTGGCGGCAGGTGACGATGAGCTTGCGGTCTTGGGGTTCGATCGAGCAGCGGCCTTCAACGAAGAATTCGTATTTTCCCGTGATGCCGTTGACGCCCACGATGCGGCGCTGGACCTCGAATTGTTCGGCAGCTTTGGAGAGGTTGTCCGAAGCGGTTTTGGCGTCAGATGTGCAGGCGGTAAGGGCCAATGCGGATACCGCGAGGATCCCTGTGGTGATTTTGATTGCGAGTTTCATGTTGCTCCTTAGCTCCAGGTGCCGTGGTTGGCTTGTGGTTCGTTTCCCCATCCGCCGGGTGACGTATGGGCTGGTTCTTGCTGGTTGGCGAGCTGTTGCCGGTCCTTGTAGCTGGTGAGGACTTCGACGGCGGATGCTTTGACGTCGAGGCTGGTGCGTGGCGTGCCGTTGTTGTCGACAAACTCGCGGATATAGAAGGTGCCGTAGACCTTGACCCTGACGCCCTTCAAGAGTTGGTCCGCGAGGAATTCCGCGATTGATCCCCAAAGCTCGACGTTGAACCAGTTCTGCGCAACGGTTTTGTATCCGCCTCCGTCGAGTTTCTTGGATTTTGAGTCACCGACGCGGAAGTTGAGCACTGGTGATCCTCCGGGGGTGTACCCGGGTCTTGCGTCGGCGGCCAGGTTGCCGGTGAAGATGATGTCAGCCATCTATTTGGCCTCCTTAGCGATGGGGGTGAGTGTTTCGATCCATTGCTTGGCGTTTTCGGGGGTGATGTGGATGAAGAGTTTGTCTCCGCGCATCCGGAGTTGATGGGTGCCATCGTTTCCGTCATGGCCTGTTGCTTCGATGGGTGATGCTGTGACGCTGGCGGTTACGACGCCGTACCGTTCGACGCTGTTCATTCGGTGGGCTCCTGGTGGTTGTCTTCTCGGACGGCGGCGAGAACTTTTTGCGCGTCTTCGGGGCTGATTTTGTTGGGGTGTTCCCATGTGGCGCCGATTACTTGCCCGGCAGTGGCGAGCATCGCGGGTCCGTCGCCTTCGTACCCAGCTTCTGTGAGTGCATTGGTGATCGCTTGCCATTGGGCCCGCCACGGTTCGGTGGCAGGTTCGGCCAAGACAGTCACGGTGTGCTGCTTGACCTTCTTCTGGCTGATGCGGACGGGGATGGTGAAGTCAGCGGCGATGTTGGACATGGCGATGACTTCGACTCCGCCCACTTTTTCGCCGGCGTAGATGACTTCGGGGTTGTTGACGAGCTTCACCGAACGGCCGAGCCAAACGTCAGTCTGCGTGCCCCATGCGTGGGCGAGTACCCTGAGCATCCCTTTCGATGGCTTCCATGGGCGGCCTCTCAGCCCCACGAGGTGAACTACCGGCTTCGTCTCATCGCCATCAACCGCTTCGATGGTTGCTACGATTGGGTTTCCACTGAGATCTGAAGCATTCAGTTGGTCAGATTTGGCCACGAGTGCTTTTGAAATGTCCATTAGTAGGTGAACTCCAATTCTGGAAAGTGGTCGATGCGTTCTGTGTCGGGCATGCCAACGGTGGCTTCGAGGTAGTCGCTGACCATGTTGGCGATGATGGTTTCTGCCTGGTTGGCGGCGTCGATGATGGCTGCGTGCCATGCGGGGTCTGGGTAGACGCGTTTGGTCCAGAGCTTCATGCCCCCGCAGTAGCTGGCGTAGTCGATCCAGGGGCGGCCGGAGATGAGCAGCCCGGTTTGGAGTTGGGCTATGTTCTCGCCGGGCACTTCGTCGGCTAGGACGGTCTTGAGTTGGATCTTCTGGGTACGGGACTTGATTTCGATGAGGCCGTCCGTGGCAACCAAGCCATCCGGTGAGTAGCCGATCTTGAAGCCGCCGAAGTCGCGGACCATGAAGCCAAGCTCATTGACGCGGGCGTGGTGGGTGGAGTAAGCGTCACGAGCGTACGGCTCATCGAGTTGCCCGCGTTCCATGGCCCGGGATTGGATTGTTGGTTCAACGAAGCCGGTGATGCGTTCGGCCGCAAGAGTCATGATGAGGCCGAGCGCTGTTTCGCTGGTGGTGTCCGCGGTGATGACCCTGTCCAGTTCGCGGGCTGCTGCTACCCGGGCTGGGTGGAGTGTCTTGATCGGTTCGGGTGAGCGTTTCCCAAGGCATGGCCCGTTGGCCTCGGCGCCGCATTCGGGGCAGTCAGTTTCGAGCGCGGTGGGCTGGCGGGACGAAACAAGGCTGCCGATGACAGACGCTGTCAGGATTCCACATCGCGCTTGGAGCCATTCGTCCGAGCCTTGTTCCAACTCGGGGTAGGTGTGCAGGGTCATTGTTCTCCTTGGGTTTCCGGGCATGGAAAAGGCCCCTGTTCGGGGCCTGTTGGTGGTTCGTATGGGATGCCGTACTGGTGGGCGAGCGTGGCATATATGGGTTCGCGGTGTCGGGATCGTTGTATGCGCTGGTCGCGGTCTATGTGGTCTTGGAGGATGCACATGGTTCGTCTCCGTGCTGTGGGCAGTCGGGGCTGGTCGGACGGGGGTTTCTTGGTGAGTAGCGCCATGGCGGGCAGTCGCATCCGGAGTATCGGTTCGTTGGCCGGGCCCATGTGTTCGCCGCACCCATACCCGGCAGCAGGTCAGGCATCTTGGTAGGTGATTGTGATGTGGTCGCCGTTGTGTGCGTCGAAGCGGATTGTCATGCCTTCCCGCACGTACCGTTGCTTGTTTTCCTTGAGCCGGTTGATGCGGTCGGTGATGGCTTCCTCAGCGGTGACGTAGTGGTCCACGAACTCGCTTGTTGATTCGGTGGTGATGACTGCCCGGTGCAGTGGTTTGTCATGGCGGGGCGGCGGTGGTGGCCCTTGCCTCGCGACACCGATCGTCCACTCTGCGGGCAATTCGTGATGGCCGCTCATTGCCCCTCCTTGACGGCGGCAGCCAACACAGCCCGGGCGGCAGCCTCAATCCGTGTGGTTAGCGCGTCGTGGTATTGATCTGGGCCTTTCCCCTTCGCGGCGGCATGCACCATCCATCCGATGACAGGTGTGATGTGGTGGCTAACCTCGCCTATTGCCTTCTTCACGGTGGCGTCGTCCATGCTGACCCGGTGCACACCGTTGGCAGCGTCATGAGCATCAGCAGCAGCAAGGGCGGCTTCCGCGATGGACTCGCTCTCCGTCCCGCTCAGCCCGTGGTGGAACGCTTTGTCATAGACCGCTTCGCCGGCCGCCTCCTCCCGGGTCATGCAGCTCCTCCTTCGTAGTTTGCTGTCCGGACTTGCGCGTCAGCCATGGCCATGCGCAGGTCGATGGAGGTTGAACCACCTTCGCCTGTTCCGGTGCCGTACTTCATGACCAGCTGCATGAGTTGGGCGTATCCGCGTTCGTCCACGTCGATGGTGTAGCGGTAGTGCAGCGGCGCCTTTTCGCTCATGCCGTGTCACCACCCAACGCCTTGCGCCGTGATTTGCGTGGCTTGCGAAGCTGCCGGATGAGTTCGACTTTCGCGGTTTGCTCGAAGCCGTGGTGTTCAGTCCCGGCGATACCCGGAGCTTTCGTGCTGAGGTCCAGCAGGCCGACGCGTGGCTTGCCTTGGTACTCCCAGCGCCTTATCCCGCCTAGATCAATGCAGCGGTGGAACATGGGGAAGATGTCATCAGGGTTAGGAGTGACTTCGATTTTCATGTACCAGCCCACATGCTCGTCAGTCAGGTCCGCGACAGTCAGATCACTCACTTCTCGTCACCACCCAACGCCTGGGTGAGGGCGGCGGCAGGGTCGGCGGGGTGGTCACTGGTCGTCGCAATCGCACGGCTGAGTGAGCCAGCAGGAAGAGCAAACCGTAACGGGCCGTTCTGAGTCGGTGACCTCTTCGCACCGGTTGTGGACAATCTCGTCATCCTCGCTGTACCGGACATGCTCGCCCGGGATGATGCGCTCTTCGCAAGCAGCACACCGGCCGTGATACTTCGCTTCGAAGGTGGTCATGACAACCTCCATGCGGCGCTAACTTCGCACTGCAAGTTATTGCATGCCTCGCAAGTGGCGAATGGAGAGCGTTGGAACGGCGCTCGGTCCATACGAGAGTCATAGTGCCCTTCGTGGTTGTAGCCCCAGACGTCAAAGCCGTTCATGTCGAAAAAATGCTCGTCCCTCACGCCGTCTCCCTTGTCTCTGCTGTTTGGTCGCCGCTGATGGGGTATTCGCAGCCGGTCGGTGATCGCTCGAGCGTTTCGTACCAGTAGACGGGCAAGTCCAGGTCAGCGGACGCCCAACCACCCGGCGGCATACCCTCAGCCGGACGCTGCCTGACATGAGGGGCACGACGCGGATTCCGGATCATGGCCGGGCCTCAACCATCTGCTGCAGCGCCGCGATGAGTTCCGGCAATTCTTCATACCGGACAGCCACTTCAACTTGCTCCTCGGCGAAGTAGCTTCGGCAGTCGAACACCGCACTCACTGAACCTTCGCGGACCTCCATGCGGTCGCCGTCGTGGTCATGGTGGATGAACCTTGCTCGGGGGTTGCTCATCGTTCTCCCTTCCTGTAGCTGTCGGCGTCGTCCTCGTGCCGGGTGTCTTGTTCTTCGGCCAGCGCGTCGTAATCGATCGGTTCGCACGGTTCCAGTCGGGCGTCATGCTGACGGGCTTTGTGGATCATCAGCGGGCCAAAAGCACACACAAACGCGAGCATCAGAATCGTCATGACCGTTCCGCCTTCTTCTTCGCCCAGAGTTTGAGAGCGCTGTGGTTGCGGCTCGGGGTTGTTGATGTCACATACCGGCCATCCACGCCCTCGA